ATGACACAACAAATCGACTTAAACAAATATCAAGACTTTGTAGAAGCCGTTACTAGCAAGCCTAGTAATGACTTGACTACATTTATGAATCGTCTAGATGAACTAGACGGTAAATTTGACGAGACAATCCCGGACATCAATGTTCCATTGCTATTGACTGCGGCATTAGGTTTAGCAGCAGAGACAGGTGAGTTTTGTGAAATCCCAAAGAAGATGTTTTTCCAAGGCAAGCCATTGAACGACGAAAACGTCTTTCACATGAAGCGTGAATTGGGTGATGTTATTTGGTACTGGATCAACGCATGTAGGGCACTTAACCTAGATCCTAATGAGGTCATCGCAGAGAATGTCAAGAAACTAGAATCACGATATCCCGGTGGAAGTTTTGATGCATTCTATAGTGAAAATCGCAAAGACGGTGATCTATGAACAACAAATTTGAAAGAATCAAAGGCGCTAGACTCACAAAGATAGAAGGTCTAGTTGGTCATACCCTCCCTGTTTTCGAAAAATCATTTGAATCCAAAGTTGGTATGCATCTCGATAAGGTAGGGAAAGAAATATTAGGACAAACCGAACCAACCCCTGTTGGGGTAGATATCACTCATCTGCAGGTAGAAATCAAATCGAAGTGTACTGATTCTAAATCTAAATCGGATTGGACTATCGGTACGATGACCTACCAGGATATAATCGATACTCCCTACATCGACAGTGCTTTTTATAAAAAGCTGCAGGCATTGTGGGTAATTCAATACAGTAAATCTTCCCAGCGAGTAGAGCAATCTGCTGTTTATTATTTTGATCTAGATGAAATTCAAGAAAAGCTCATGAAGGGTTATGAAGATTGTCGGGCATTACTCACCGCATATTGTGATGAACAAATGAAGTCCATCTACCTTTTGAAAGAAAGTAGACTTTTCACCTTTGGTAATGAGGTTGACGAGATCAAATTTGAACGATCTCATAGATTCAAGCCAGATGTTAGTAACTATGTATTAGAACTTAATGCCAAAAGTAAGACTTCTTTTAAATTTAGAATCAAAGATAGTGAAATGCGAAACCTATTCAAGTTAGCAGCATCTATCAAAAATCCATTGTTTGAATTTTGAAACTCAGGTTACCTGATAAATACAATACTATCAGGTAACCATTATGAGCACAAATGTTTTAGCAAGCCCCCTATCTACGCCGACAGGCATGACTCTAGACGAGTTGAAGCAAATGTTATTTAAAAACATTGGCTATCGTCTAGGTGACAAGATCATCGATCTTGAATTAGATCCGGAGCACTACGAAGCCGCATACAACTATGCGATAAAAGTCTATCGTCAAAGAGCGCAAAACTCTACGATGGAGTCCTACATTATGATGACTGTTATCAAAAATGTGGACACTTACACCTTACCCCAAGAAATCATCAATGTCCGTTGTATCTATCGTAGAACGATCGGTCTAGAAACAGGTCCAGGCGCAAGTAGTTTTGACCCATTCTCAAGTGCTATTCTTAATACATATCTATTGAACTACAACTATGCAGGTGGTATGGCAACATACGACTTCTATGCAGGTTATGTTGAATTAGCTGCGCGTATGTTCGGTGGATACGTTATCTATACCTTCGAACCAGTATCAAAGACACTACGAATCGTTCGTGACCCTAAAGCTACAGGTGAGCGTGTTCTAATCTGGTGTGACATTCAAAAATCAGAAGAAACCTTGCTGCAAGATCCGGGCGCTGGTGTTTGGATTGGTGACTTTATCTTAGCTCAGTTAAAGATTATCATTGGTGAAGCGCGTGAGAAGTTCGGTACTATCGCTGGCCCAGGCGGTGGCACAACATTGAACGGTACTGCTATGAAAGCAGAAGGCGCAAAGGCTCAAGAAAACTTGATTGAACAACTCAAACACTATGTTGATATGTCACAACCATTGACTTGGATTCAAGGATAACCTAATCGCTTTATTTTGTCACACTCTTGTAATATAATAAGTATATTGTCAGGAGTGAACATGATTTTAGGCGTTACAGGATTGATCGGATCAGGCAAGGATACGATTGCAGATTATCTAGTGACAGAACATAAATTCAGACGAATTAGTTTTGCCGCTAGTCTTAAAGATGCTGTCTCATCAGTATTTGGATGGGACAGAGAACTACTAGAAGGTACTAGTAAACAAAGTAGAATTTGGAGAGAGACTGTAGACGAATGGTGGGCAAAACGCTTAGACATTCCTAATCTTACCCCAAGATGGATTCTACAACACTGGGGCACAGAAGTCTGTCGCAATCATTTTCATCAGGATATCTGGGTTGCTAGTGTAGAAAACAAACTAAGACAAAGCGATGATGATATCGTTATCACCGACTGTAGATTCAGTAATGAACTTGAATCATTAAAACGAGTTGGAGCAACTACATGTAGAGTTGAACGAGGTCCTCGTCCTGAATGGTATGATGCTGCGGTGTCATTCAACAAGGGTCAGTTGCGTAACATGTCTTGGGCACTGAGCAAAGGAAAGTTGAGTAAACTAAATGTTCATGCCAGCGAATACTCTAGTGTTGGATTAGAATACGACTTTGTTATTGATAACAACGGGACTATCACTGACTTACATCAGCAAGTTAATCAACTACTAAATCTCCCCGTCTCCACGTAACATTCTTACGTTTAACGACCTCAACACAGTTGAGACAGATCGTTCTGAGATTAGTTAGACCTATGTTCTCTAGGTCACCGTCGATGTGAAACACAGTCAGTTGACTAGGGAACAAACCCTTAAAGCCACATAAATCACATGTGGCTTTTTTCTTATACCCACTCTTCTCCCAATTAGGGACTCTGGGTTTCTTTTTGTTTTTCTTTCTGCCACACTCATCACACATACTTCTATAGTGTGTGACCCCGTTACGGATGTAGTTGACTAAACAGACGTTCTTGTTACAAGTTTTACAGATTGGTCTCATGAACTATTTATAGTAAACCAGCCTTCGAAGGCACGGTAAAACGGCTATTTTCTGTTATTTTTATAAATAAGAGTATGCATTTTAAGGTGGTAAACCTCATAATTTTACATAAAGGAAAAACAAAATGGCATTAGTATCTCCAGGCGTAGAAGTTGACGTAATTGATCAGAGTCAATATCTTCCAGCCGCACAAAACTCAGTTCCTCTAGTAGTAGTTGCGACAGCAGCAAACAAAGCAGACCCTACGACTCCTGGAGCGGTTGCACAAGCAACCACCGCAGCTAACGCGGGCCAATTATATCTAGTCACAAGCCAAAGCGATTTGGTTTCATTGTATGGTACTCCATTCTTCTATACAACAACAAACGGTACACCTATCAACGGTTACGAATTAAACGAATACGGTTTGTTAGCAGCGTATAGCACATTGGGTGTAACAAATCAAGCGTATATCTTACGTGCTGATATTGACTTGGCAAGTTTAGTAGGTCAAACAAGTCGTCCAGTCGGTACTCCAGCAGACGGTACAGTATGGTTGAATTCTAGTACAACAACATGGGGTATCTACCAGTTCAATCAAACAACAGGCACATTCACTAACCAAGTACCTTGGGTATTGACTGACGCAAGTAGCTTGAGTGATGGTTATCCACTACAGTCGATCGGTAACATCGGTGACTATGCTGTCGATGCTACAGTAGGTGATACTGAAACAAATCCAGTAACTGGAAACTCAACATACTTCTACAAAACTCCTAACAATCTATGGGTTGAATTAGGTGGCGACGCGTGGTTAGATTCATGGCCTACAGTGCAGGGCACACAATCTAATCCTACAGTAGTTGCAGGTGACACGATTACATTTAACTATTATTCAGGTGCACCTAACTCATCTAGTGTTGACTTTGTATTAACTGTTCCTAATAGTCCTAATAACACGCTTGCTGGTTTAATAAGTGCATTTAATGCTATCGGCTTTGCTGATTTAACAGCAGCAAATGTTAGTGGTAAATTTACAATCTATGTTTCAGGATCATATCCAAACGCATCCTTAGGTATCAATTCTTACACTGGTACTACATTTACTGCATTAGGATTGACATTAGGTACATATATTCAACCTCAGTTTGTATATGCTACAGCAGCGCAAATGCCATTATGGACAGCTGGTCAAGCAACTCCTGCACCAACAGGTTCTGTATGGTTGAAAGTTGGTAGTGCTGGTACTGGTTTAGCTCCAGTATTGTCACAATACAGTGCTGCAACAGCTACATGGTCAAATCTAAGTGTACCTTTGTATACCAGCGACTGGGCAGCTATCACTGACATTGATGCAACAGGCGGCCAAGCTATCCCTAGTGGTTCAGTATATTGCCAATATAACTATGATGCTATAAACTCTGATCCTACAGCTCCATTGTATTTCTTCCAAAGAATTGCATCAGGTCCTACAATCGTAACTGGTACA